CTGCGTTACCAGCACTGTTTGCGGCGCCACCGATTAACGTTAGGTTACCACCTTGACCTGTACCATTACCTTGTGCAGCCGCAATATTAACAATTCCACCAGCGCCGTTAACGTTAGTATTTCCAGCACCTGTTATGTTTAGAGCATCGCCTGTAGTACCAAACGTTGCAATGTCATTTGCAGTAAGTGTGCCCGAAACAGTCAATGAGGTTAATGTGCCCAAACTTGTTACGTTTGGTTGTGCCGCAGTAGTTAGTGTACCACCTAATAAGGTAGAGTTCAATGCACCAGTAGCCGCATTAAACGTCAAGTTTGCATTTGATCCTTCTGAAACATTACCGGTAGCCGCATTTGCTAACATTGGATAGAATGTACCTGTTGTAACATCTGCTACATTAATTAAGTCTGCAACGTTTGCATAAGCAACGTTTAAATTTGCTACACGTGTTGTACTTGTTACTGTCAATGGTGCAGTACCAGTTGCTACGTTTGATATCAATCTACTTGCAGTGACATTGCCTGCGGTATCTAAGTTAGCACCTACAATATTACCTACCGCTGTAATCGTAGTATTAGCGTATAGTATTGTTGCTGACAGATTACCAGTGGCTGCATTGAAGCCTAAATTAGCATTTGCACCTAATGCTCTATTGCCCGTTGCACTAGCACTAACGAATGTAGGGAAGAAAGTACCAGTTGACTGTAGTGTAGTTACACCAAAATCACTAACATTAGAATATGCAACACTTAAATTACTTACACGTGTTGTACTCGTTACTGTTAATGGAGCAGTACCTGTAGCAATGTTAGATGTTAGGGTAGATGCAACAACTGAGCTAGAAGCATTCAAGTTACCTACGTTTGCATTACCACTTAGTGTAAGAATCTTACCAGAGAAATCATATACTAAGTTAGCATCACCTGCAACAACACCTGAGTTGTTATACTGAATAGATGTGTTTGAGCCGCCTGCTGATGTTCCACCGGATCCACCTGTTAGAACGACTGCTGTTGCAATACCTGTATTAGCATTAGCAGTTAAATTGAATCCGTTAGCAGTAGTTGATAATAGTGCGTCGGTGTATAACGTTACGTTACCAGAACCTGTAGTAGAACTATTGGATGTAAAGTTACTGTCAAGCTTAACATAGAAAGTTATACCGTTAACTGGAACTGTGTTACTACCTTGAACACCTGTAATTGTGATTGGCTGTGAGTTGACATATGGTGTAGTGTTTGCAACGTTCATCGTAATGACGTTGGCATTACCTGTGTCATTCGTCAGACTATTAATGTTTGTATATAATGTGCCTTTTGGAGTCCATGCTAAATTACCTAGACCGTCTGTCTCTAGCACGTATCCAATTGCGCCACCGCCGATACTTACATCTGAAACTGCACCTAAGTCAATGAGTCCGCCGGCGGCACCGCCACGATTAACCCAGTTAGTACCGTCATATGCAAGAATTTGCCCATCGTCAACTGACACAGCGGAAATGTCTAGATTACCTACTGCGCCGTCGATTTGACTGAATACGATGTTGGAATAGGAAGTGAGAACCTCAATGTTCTCGTTAGGGGAAACTTTACCAATAAACAGTCTTTTAGCATCTGTTGCCCAACCGAATTCAGCTTCATCAAGCTGTGGTAGGTCAACAATGTTACCTGAACGTTGTTGGATTTTTGATATTTGTACAATGGCCATAAGCGTATCTTTACCGTTTGATACACTTATTTATCATTAAACCATTATAGGAACTTCATGTAATATTGTTCTACTCGCTTGAACCACATATCAGTATATTTGTCGAATTCAGTATCTTCTATGATGAATTCCTGATAGATATTATCTTGTGTACACATGAAAATAACACCCTTACGAATAGTAGTTCCATGTACTTCATTGTGTGCATTAGCATAAGCCGCTAATTGAACAAAATAATCATCAATCCACTCACGCTTTTTTAGTTTGTTAGATTGTTTGTGATCCATGATAGCAGGACTACCACCATGAACGCCAACCAAGTCAGTTGTTCCGGCATATATCTTAGGAAAGTAAAGTGGAACTTCTGTACCCCAGTATTCAGTGCAGTTGACAAGTCCCTGAGTAATGATAGATTGTGCCATCTGATGGCTTTGCTTGCTATACGGATTGCTTCCGGGCTCACCTGTGTCTCCTGTCAATACATAGTTTTCAAGCCACTTGTGCATACGTGTTCCACGACCTGCGGCTTCAGTTGTGATTGCTTGCGCTTGCACAGTACCAACTCGCTTACGCCAGTTTTGTAATGCTTGTTTTGATTCTTCTGATTTAGTTGCATCAAGTATCGTAGTGACTGATGGTAGTTTTTCACCATCAGGAGTAGAATATCTACGGCCATCAGGTGTGTCTACTCTACTAATTTTTACATAGTTATATTTAGGGACGTACATTTAAATCCAATGTTGATTTGATTTTTCATATGGGTCTGTTTTTAGATAGTATGATTTTAGTGTTAGAAAATCTTTGTTAACAGGTATAATCTTTTGGTATTTCTCATTCATCATTTTAATGATGTAATTTGCTATTACTTGATTACCTTCTACCCCTTCGTGTCCGCATTTTGTTTTAGGATAAGGTCCTGCAATATCCATAAAACTATCTAATCTATTAGTATTTTTAGAAAGATAGTCAACAGTATTATTAAACCTATTTTTTACATTTTGTATTTCATCCACACAATCAGTAGAACCGTGGTTAAATTCTTCATCAGCAAAGAATGATGTCATATATTCAATGTTCTTTGATTTAAATAATGAATCTAAACTAAGACGATATAATACCAATCTACGATAAAAATCTTCTTCGTTCCAGGTGTCTAATAGTGCTCGTTCTATATTGTTCTGTGGAACGTCACCTGGCATCGCTATGATGGAATATCCATTGGCTCTTCCATCATACAAATGGCGACACCATGCTTCTCGTCTCCAAGTTTGTGTCCAAACAACTATATAAAAGGGATTATTATCCGATGAATCTTCGAATGCATATTCATATGTTCTTCTATGAATAGCATCATTTCCTATTCCAGGTCGAGCAAGATTTACTACAGGAATACCTAGTTCTTTTGCAACTAGGGCTGGCCAGCCCTGTGTCTTAGGATCAGCTAAACCTTGACAATATGTCCAACTACAACCTGCTACTACTAAATGTGTTATTTCCATTATACCCTAAAGCTTTCCCCACACCCACAACGGTCACGTTCATTTGGATTGATGAATTCAAATCCTTCGTTCAAGCCATTTTTGATATAATCAATAACAACGCCTTGAACATATGGAGAACTTTTAGGGTCTACATATATAGAGCACCCTTCACAATCTAATTTGTAATCCGTATCTGTTTGTGTATCGACAAACTCTAGTACGTATGCAAGCCCTGAGCAACCGGTAGTTTTTACACCTACACGTATTCCTAGGCCTTTCCCTCTTCTTTGTATTTGCTGTCTTATCTTCTTAATTGCCGCGTCTGTAGCTGTAATCATTGTGATTATTTGGCTGCATTTTGTGCCATTCCAGCTACAATTTTTTTACTGTCATCAGCAGGTGGTGCTTCTGGAGTACCGAACCCTTTGAAAACAATCTTGTCGCCCTGAATGTTAGAGATAAGATTTTTGAGTGGAAGTTGCTTAATCATATCGTACAAGTCTGTCTTGTCTATGATTATATCAAACTTCTTAAGATATTGCAAGAAATTGGGAAGAGTCATATTAGGATCTGCTTCCCCTTTTTCTAGGTCTGACTTTAGCTGATCCGCTACGGCTACTAATTTAGTAACCATAGGATCAGTAAATTCGTAGAGGCGCATTATTACCTCTTGGCGCGACCTACTGCACCGCCAGCACTTGGCTCAGGCTCTTCTTCGGGTGCAGGAGGAATATCAGCGCCTGCTTCTAAGTCAGCGTCCATACCAGCATCCATACCAGCGTCCATGCCTGCCATTTCGTCACCCATACCAGCATCTAAACCAGCGTCCATACCAGCGTCAGCAAAGCCGGCGGCACCTTGACCAGTGATAGCATCACGTGCAGCCTTCATTTGTGCAAAAGCTTCTTTCAATGCACCACTTAGTGTATCTAGTTGAGCAGACACCTGATCATTGTAACCTTGTGCTTCACTCACACCAATTTCACTTTCGATAGAATCTGTAAGAGCAGGTAATTCTTTAACTTGCATTTGACCTACATCTTCAAGCATTTTCTGAATGCTATCAACTAGGTCTTGGGCAGCCAATACAACCTGAGATTTATCTACTTCCTCGTTTTCAAAAACGATGCGAGTTCTTGGTTGTGACTGTAATTCATTGTAATGTTGAACAAGTGCTTGCTCCATGAATACTAATTTCATGTAAGAAGGACTAGTTTGGTTTTGGTGAAAGTTAGGTGCTTCTTTAGCTTCGTTAGCTAATGTACGAACCTTCTTCAACATCTTTTGTGTTTCCATTATGCTCATAGCAGATGGATTAAAAGACATTTGGTAGTTCTCAGCTAATGCTCTAGGGGCATAAACTTTTTTGTCAAAATCAGTTAGTTTCATAGTTGTTATTCCAAACGTTATCTATTATTTATCATTTTGTAGCAAACTTTCTAGTTTGCCAGGTTTTAGATTCGGTAATGAAAGAGGACATTTCTTCCACCATATGTTTCTTTTTAGCTTGTTCTTCACTCATCTTTGCGATATAGATTAGCTTGTTTTCTAGATCCTTAGACCTAGAAATAAGATGTTTATGAACTACAATGTTAGCATCTAATCCCGAAATCATCGTATCCAAATATGCAATCCTATTAGCTTGAATTAGTTTGTTTCGATTATCAAAACTGCACCAGGTCACTGCATTACGCAATGATGAAAAATTCTTTGTATCAATACCACGTTTTGGCTTGATGACATAATACCCTTTTTCTTCTACTATACAATATTTATTGAACAGTTCATATGTTCCATCTTTATATTTAAAGATAGCTATATCGCCCATCTTGTGAAACAATTCTTTGGATAGGAACTGATTTATTTTCTCAACTAATTTGTCGTTCATTTTTGTACCGTAAAATAGATATTTCTTAGTTCAGGGGTCGTGTCTAAAAATGCAGGTAACTTGCCCCATTCTGTACCGCATAGTATCATAGGAACTTGGTCGCAATCATTGTACAAAGCCCCTAATTCTGTCTTACCATCGTTAAAAACGCTATGGTGGTGTATGTCAAAAGAGAATGCCCAACAAGGATAGGGTTCATCAGTGTTCTGTTGAAACAAAAATCCAAAGTTTTCAAACTCATCAAATCGAATATCTTTTCTTACTGGTGCCGCTATAAGCTCAGGTTGTGACCTTAAATTGATTACTTGTAGTATAGTGTCTAGGTTAGTTTGTGTGTTTCTTTTAAAGACCCACTCTGCATATTCTGTATCATCACCTGGTTTGGAACGATTCAACACACCAGTCTGTGTAATATCAAATAATGTATAGCAAGTGATTCTAAAACTCATACAAGTATTTAGAAGAGGTAAAAAAACCCGAGAATAAATCCCGGGTTCTTTATCAAACTAAAAGATTAGTTTGTGAATGTTGCAGATGCGGCAACTGTAACTGCAATACCAGCGGCTGTAACTGCTGTGTCGATAGTTGCTGTTGTCCATGCGCCTGTTGGGTAAACAGCCATTGCGAATGTGTCATCAGAAGCGTCTGTGTACTCATAGATGTAAATTGTAGCTAATTGTTGAACCGTTTGAACGATTGTGCTGATGTTAGCTGTAGTGAAAGCTCCAGTATCTTTAGTGATAGTGAAGAAGTCTAATTTAGGACCTTGAGGTTGAACTGTTGCGGCTGAAGTAACAGCATTAACACCTGTGTTAGTGTAAGCTGGGCTGTCATAGTTAATAACCGGTTTGAAGTCGCCATTGACTTTTGTAAATTGTGCCATGATAAAATTCCTTTAAATGTTTTGAAGCCTACTGCCTCATACACTTATTTATGCCTGGCACAAAAAAATGTCGGTTTTGGATACTAAAATTAACCACGGCCAGCTAAATTTTGACGGCTGAAACCCATTCTATCTACGAATTTTAAGCCGTTAGCAACGAATCCCTCTTGGGTTTGAGTTCCGTCTTGTAGATAGCCCTTGACAGGACTAGCTTCTGCGGCTTTGTTTAGTTGCTCGACAATTGACATTTTCAACGCATATATAGCGGCCCAAATCTCAAATGCACCCTTGACACCGTTCATATTTTGCTGTAGATGGTTGTCAATCTTAGCTTTCATACTTGCTGTCATAGGACGACTCTCAACATATTCCATGAAATCTGGTAATAGATTGCTAAGATCACCGGCAATAATCTTCTTATTAATATACGTAGTGAATAATCCATTAAATGTGTTTCTAGCTTGAGGAGCAGAACTCATTAATTGATCCACTGCTTGACCGTATTGCTGTATCTTTGAAGTAGCATTCTTTAAAAGTTTAGAGTCTAGCTTCAATTTAGGTGTGATTGGCATCTTTGCAGGGACAATAGCAACATCACTATTGTTTTTCAAGCTACCAATTCCGCCATCTAGTGGAACAGCATCATCAGTAGTATATGCATCAGGAGCCATGTACTGATGCACAACAATACCAGCAGTCTTACCCTTCAAGAACTGACCTACTTCACTACTAGATTCAATTGTATATGCAATTCCATTTGGATTAGCTTTGAACTTGTATAGACCGTTCTGATCTTGTAATGGGGCACTGAACAACAAGTCACCCCAATAGTAACCTTTACTATTATCTGCTTTTTCTAGACCAGGCCAGATGTTAGAAATCAATTGGTGTAGATTGCTACGGTCAACGCCACGGGCTTGGTCATACTTAACAAACTCGTCTGGGCTATAGACTTCTCTACCAGACCCGTCTTTCTTGTTAAACATGTGTTTATCCATGATACTGAATCTACCGTCAGCGCCACGTCCAAAGATCAATGCAGGATACCCGTCCCACTTGATAGTTACTTTAGCTGGATTTTTAACAGTATCTTGTGATGCTTGGACAGCACGTGAGGCACCCTGACTACCAC